CACCTACCATATCTTGACCTTTTGTTCTAACTACTTCTTTACCGATTTTTGTTTCTTGAGTTGTCATAATTTCTATTTGTTATTGTTTGATTGTGTAAAATTACACAAAGTTCTGAACATACAAAACTTTTTACAAACTTTAACAAAACTTTAACATTTGGAACAAATGAAAAAACATTTAAACCTGATACATATAAGCTACGTTTAGTTTAGCAATTTCATACATAGCTTTCATCTTTTTTATTTCACCTACATTGCGAGGCATAGCTATTAATACATTTTGATTTGTGATTAAATAAATGTAGCATTCTATTGTAGCTATTATTTCTCCGTATGTCATTAGTAGATATAATAGTTTCCTTTGTGTGGGTTTTCTAATTGTGAAGTCATAGCATAACGCATTGCATCAATAGCGTGGTTATAAGCATCAATAGGTTTATTTAGTTTGTTACCTTGTTTGTCAACCATCCAAATATAGTTTTGAAGTTCATTGATTAAGTTCTTACTTCTTGAAGTTACATAAACCTTATTCTGATTAATTAAATTTAAACCATATACAATACTATCCCTGCCTTTTGTAACAGGTAAAACATTATGTCCGTAACTGTTTAATTCAGCTATTGATTTAGGTTCAGCACTATCAGCATAAACAATATCGTTTACTCCATTTGTTTTAAGCAAGTCGCTTATGTCTGAATTTAATAAACCTTTTTGATATATCAACTCATCAAAGATATAAGCATCATTATATTTATACATAGCTATTAAAGAAGTAGGGTCATTGCTGTAACCCCAATCCATACCATAACATAATAGTCTTGCTTCAGTTGGTAGATTAATCTCTTGCCATTCAGGAATACAAACTCCTTCTAATGAACCTGTTTGACCAAGTCCGTAAACCTGCCACCAATTTTCCCAATAAGATGAAGTCTTTGCTTTCTCTTTTGCTGATTCTATTTCTTTTACTATTGTATCAGATAACGCTTCATTATCTAAATAAGTTAAAGTTATAAAATCAACATCATCTTGAGTTAACAATTCCCTATCCACCCAAAATAAACTTGAAGGGTTATAGTCCAACCATATTTCACCTGAAGTACGAATTGCTAATTGGTAGTAAGAATCAAAGTCTACATTATTACACTCATTAACATACAATATATTACGTCTTGCTCCACGAAGTTTATCAGGTTGGTCAACACTAAAGAATTCAATATAACTTCCGTTAACAAAAGTATATTTAAGTGTACTCTTATTAAATTGGTTATCGTTGTACCTACCAAGTGCCATCATTATTTTTAAGAAGTCTTTTAATGCACCCCTGCGTAAATGTGGTATTGATTCTGATACTACGCTGATTTCTAAATCAGGTGTCTTAATTGCTCTGTCTATTAGTATAGGCAAAATAGAAAATGTTTTAGAAGCAGAAGTTCCACCTCTAACAACCTTTATACGCTTTTTAAGACGCAATAACTTCTTTAAAGCAGTAGTTACTATAAATTCCATTATCGTTCTTTAAATGTCGTCTAAATCGCTTATATCAAATATAGGCTGTTCACTAATTAAAGTAACATCTTTGGTTTCACGTGGTTTACCTGCATAGTAATTATAAAACAACTGAACAAATTTAAAGTCACCACGTTCCAATCCTTTATCTAATGCAGCAAATGCTTTAGGTTCTAACGGAGTTAACTTCTCAATCAATGCAACTTCTTCCGCTTTAGATTTGCGACCGCTATTTGGATGCCCTCCGTTTAATTTTCTTTTATCATTCATAATTGAAAAATTTTATTATCAATTTAAAAATAATAGCTTTTACTTATTGTTAAACTACTTCCCAATAGTAATCACATTGTTCATCTTCAATAGGTGCTTCAGTAAAATACGTTTGATACATACTTGGTTCAGCTTTATATCTATAACAGGTTGATTTCAATTCGCAACCTTGTCCATCGCACATTGTTATATCAGGCATTGAATTTTTGTTTTAGTATTTTATAATAGATTCTATTTACTGATTCTTTATTACAACCTCTTTTATAATAGAAGTTAATTACTCTTTGTATTCTTTGTAAGTTACTCATATCTTATCTTTGTTTTATAACTGTGTTTAAATCTTTTAACATATAAATATAATTTTCATCACCAAACCTTAATTTTAAATCTTCTGTTATTTTTTTAATAAGCCAATCATTAGTTGACGGTGTTAATATTTGTTCTCTTGTTGCACCAAAATGTCTACTAACTTCTCTTGACCTTGTATCAACAATATTTCTTAAATCCCAATATGCATTATAACAGGAAATACTTGTTCTTTTTATCCAATCAAACATATAATCTTTATCATTAACATTAGGTGCTTCTGAATGACAATCAGCACATAATAAAACATAATTACTTGGTGTATCTTCTCCACCTAAAGCATAAGGTATTATATGACATCTTTGTGTGTTTCTTTCGTGACCACATCTCCAACAATGTGTATCCCATTCTGAAGAATCAGCACCCATTCCGCATTCATCAGTATGTTCGTAGTGATATTCTAAGATTTGTTTTTTAGTTGTTTTTATTGTTGGCCTACTCATATTTTTTATAATATCTTACTTTTTCGTTAATGTTTAAAAACGCTTCAAATTTTTCTTTTATATCTTCGTGTTCTAACAAAGGTATCAATCTATTTATAGTTTGATTAGTATGCTGTTTTTTTAATTGTTCTATTTGTTTTTTAAGTTCTGCTATTTCAATGTCTTTCATTTGTATTTTAAACTGTAATGATTCAACTACTAAATCAGGTTTATTTCCTATTATAGTATTTTCTAATTCTTGTATCTTTGGATTATAGTGTTTAACAGTTTCATATATTTTTAAATGGTGTATTATAGTTGCGTGGTTTAAGTTTAATTCTTTTCCTATTTGTGTTAAAGAATATCCTTTCTCTCTAAATAAATACGATGCAAGTGTTTTCATTTCTACTTGTTCACGTTTCCTGCTTTTTAAG